AGTCACAGCGAAATCCACTGTGAGAAACGATAGCCCATCGCCGCGATCTTCTGTGGCAATGTTTCGGGCTTCTTGGACACGAGTGTTAAGTGCAGCACCGCCGAGTGTGGGGTCGTTCTCTATCGCTGTTTTAACTGACAACGATCCTGTACCAGCCAGGTATGTTTCGATAGATGTTTGGGCGACACGGTCATCTGCACGACCTACCGCCATTGTTATCACGAAGTCTATTTCGTCAGAACCACGACTGAGTGTGGAGTCATACCCGACACGATTCAATCGTATGACGGCACAAGGGAAGTTAGGTGTGCCAGGTATATATTCGTAGACACGCAAACCCGAAATCGTTTGTAGTTGGGTTGCTAATCCAGCACGAAGGTTCGCAATGTTCGCAGGCATCAGGCAATCGCTACTCTGATGTATGGCATGATCAGGTTACGTGCATCCAGGTCTGAGCCTCGCACCATGACCACACCTAGTTCACCGAAGCCTGCAACACCGAGAGGCGCATCAGGTCGTTTGAACAGTCGAATGGCTAGAAGCAGTGTTGCTTCCGCAATAGGGTCAGGAACTGCTGGATATCCGAACGTACCAGCGACTCGTATACGTGTATCAGGAATCCACTCTGCATCCTGCGCTACTAAGAAGTTAAAAGGGATTCCATAGACAGGAGCCTCTGTAGGTTCAAGTCGGTAGTCCACGTTGTAGACCCAAGTGCCTGTGAACGTGTTGTCGTTATTGTCGTCGCTTGTTACGACTAAACCTGTGGCAGTTGCTAGGTCGGTGATACGAACCTTGTATGGGTTGATGACTGTGAAGTCATATGTGCCTGCTTGTTGGTAAAAGAATCTGCCTGTCTGCTGATCAACCCAACGTGATGCTCTTTGAACGCACTTCTCTAAACGTACATCGTCAATGGAGTCCGTGATACGAAGCGCAGACTTAATCTCAGCAAGCGTGACGTACCCGTTGGTGATCGCCATTGCTTACTTCTTCTTGGTGGATTTGCGCAGAACCGCAGTCTCAACTTTGTTTACCAAAGCAGCAGTCTCCTCGACAGCCTCACCGACTTCTTTTAATGCTCCGTCGGCTTTACCGCCAAGACGGTTGATTTCTTTATCCACCTGAGCAACACGGTCTTTGAGTCCACGACGGACGTATCCGACTCGCTCAGTCATAAGGGAAAAGATTGAAGGCATGGTTGCTCCTGTGTTGGTGGGGGTCGACCTGCGGCGCAGAGGTTGAGTCTACGCCGCAGGTCAAATGGATCAGAACGTCGGGGCGACGAGTCCTGTACCAGTGATCATTGAGTGACCAACTGCGCCGTAACGCTCTGCGGTGTATGCGGCATAACCGTAAACAACGATCAACACGCCGAGGCTTGCAGCGTTTGGCTGCTCGAAGTTGAGCATCATCGGGTGTCCGTTGGCTTCCCACAAGTGTGACTCGCCGCCGTTGACGCAGTAGATGACGTCTTCGTTCGTGCCAGAACCGAGGTCGGTCTGAACATTACCGTCAGTGATCACGGGCAAACCGAGCAACGAGTATCCGCTGTTTGCATAGGTGAACGTGCCATTGCCGACACCGACTGCGTTCATTGGACCATTCGCCAACGGAACAACCAATGGACGGTTCTGACCATCAACACCTGCGAGCAATGCTGCAAGGCGACGAGGGTGCATCAACCAATGCGTTGGTTGCATGAAGGTGTTGGTTTGAACACGCTGGATTGCGTCTGCCAACTTGGGGTACAACTCAGCAACGGTTGGTGAAGCGTCGGTGTAGGTGATTTCGTTTGCGCCACCATCGAGTGCCGTGTAGATTCCCTTTGCTTGACCGCTTGAACCTGAACCGACGATTGCTTGTGAGTCAAGGCTAGTGTGCCAAGCACGAACGAGGTCGCCCATGATGATCTGTTCGATGTTCGTGCCACGTTCCAATGATTGACGTGAAGCGGTCTGCTGACCAGCAACAGTGATCACGGGGATTGTGAGCAGCGTGTCATCCATGTTGGTCTCAGATACTGCGGAGTTCTGTGAAGATTGAACGGCAGTTGACGAACCAGTGGTGATACGGCTGATATACATTTCCATACCTTCGGCAGGCAATGCGTGTCCAGTCGTAGCAGCATCAAGGAACGGGCGACCAGCGCGAGCCTTCGGTGCAACCAGGTCAATGAGGTATTGCGGAATGACTAAGCCAGAGAAGGCTGCGGTTCCGACAGCACGACGCTCGATGGCTTCTTCGTTTTGGTGACGTGCGATGCGCTCACGGGCATCATACGAACCGAGGATCTGCGAACGGAAAGCGTCACCGATGAAGTCATGTTCGCCGTCAGGACGGTAGGTGCGCATTTCACGCTTGACCTTTGCGCCGCCACGTACTTCGTTGTCAATGTTCTTGCGAGCATCGGCGGCTTCTGCTGAACGCTTTTCCAGTTCAAGTGCATTAGCGATCTTGGTATCCAGGCTGCGCACTTCCTCAAGGATGGTCGCGATTTGGGTATCTTCTTCAGTGGTGAGGTCGCGAACTTCGACTTCGGCGGTTGCAATCAACTGCTCGGATTCTTGGATGCGAGCATCACGCTGCTCAATTAAACGATTAGAAAGTGACATTGTGTTCTCCTCAGAACTAGGTGGGTTGTTGGGTCTGAGAGGTGTCGTGAGTGAGAAGACTCGGCTCCGATCCGTCTACTTCAGAAGTTGAGCCAGTTGGATCTGACGCTTCCTGAGGTTGAGTCTACCTGTCTGTGGTGGGGTCGTGTCAAGTATCTTTGCATTTCGGATTTCTGCGATGGTGTTCTCGTAGGCAGGGAAGGTCACGACTGATACATCGAACAGGCGGACTTCTTTGAGTGTTCGGGTGCTGCGGTCACGACTCCATTCGTCTTTGATGACTCGGAAAGCGAAAGACATTTGGTTCATGTCGCCTCGCTTTAAGGCTGAGATAATCTCGGCGGCTCGTGGGTTAGCAGGGTCCAGGTCAGCCTCAACACGTAGACCGCGTTCGTCCTCAACCAAACGCATTGTGTTTGATTTGGTTCGGGCTAGTGGTGCACCTTCATGGTCAATGAGTAGGCGAACGTCTGCGCCATCGTTAAGCGTTTTAGAGAATGCTCCACGTGCGACATATTCGGTGAACCCACCTAGATCGTGGCTAGGGGTATCAAACATTGAGGCGTATCCGACCAGCGTGTTGCCGTCGCCTATGGCACGACATTCCATGTTGGTGAACGCTAATGATCGTTTGTCATCAACTGATCGTGTCACCCAAGTGGTTGTTGGTATCTGATCTTCTTCAACTTCTTCCATGTCTTCTCCTTCGTCAGAGGTCTTCGCTTCGTACTCGTCTTCGTATTCCTTCTTTTCCCATGCGTCACAATAACCATTGGGATCGCAGCCATCCATCCACTTCATGCAGAATGACCGTACTGAATCAAAGTATTCGCAGGTTGCACAAGACGGTCTGAATACAGGCACATCCTCTGATGCGCTTGGTCGATATGACGGTGGTAACTGTCGTAGTTCCTGATCACCGTTGTTATTGTTCTGTTCGTTCTCAATCTGATTCATCTTAGAGTCACACCAATCGTAAGTCTTTTGCGCCTGCTCGCGTGTTGTTCCTGATGCCCACAGTAGATGAGCCACCTGACCTGCTGATGGATACTTCGGGTCATCAGGATTAGGAGCGTTGTCTAAGTCAACCATATGTCGTGCTATCCATGCGCGCATCCGTTTAACTTTGTCTTCGGTGAGAGCATTCCCGTTTGCAATGTCACGTGCTTCACGAACAGTCTTTGGTTGCAGCCCGTCACCAGACTCGCCTTCGGCGTGATACTTCAGACCGCGCTTACAGTTCGCGATCATGTATCGAGCAGGTGTGAGGTCTACAGCCATTAGTCTCTTACCGCAAACACACGGATTTCCTCAGACTGTCCTGATGCACAGATGCCATATAACGGTTGTCCGATACCTAAGCCACCTGTAAGCGGTGCAGAATGTTTCACTAACGGGAAACCATTTGATGTGCTCACACTAGAATTGTCGCCAATGTAGACAGTATGATTTCCAATGATCTGCAACCAGATTGGTTTGTTAATGTTGTCTGCTTGCAAAATTAATGTGGGCGTATCCGTAATGG